CAGCCGCGGCCGGCCCCATCAGCGGAGAGAGGAACGCGAAGATCCCCGAGAACGCCTGCGCCGAATCGGTCATGATGCTTTTGACAGCATTCGCGGCCTTGATCGCCAGCCCTGCCGCCATTCCTTCGCTGTCGGCCGCGGTGCGCGCCGCAGCACCGGCCTCGGTTGCCGTCGTCATACTGAGCTCGCTCGCAATCCAGCTGGTCACCATCTTCACGCCCAGATTGACAAATTCGGCCAGTATCGATTGCGCGATATTTGCCACGGTCTTTTGCAGCGTTGTGGTTCCTAATATCATACCCGTAATCGAGGTATCAAAGGCTCGCTGGATGGGCTGCATCAGGCTCTGCCAGGTTCTTTGGCTGGTCTGCACCGCCTGAAGATCGAGCTTCTCCTTGTCGCTTTGGAATTTCTGGTAGACTTGTAGCTCTTCGTCCCAGAGCTTTTCGTTGCTGCTGGCGTCTTGCTGGCTGCCGAGCAGGGAGCCCGTCTGAACGGAGCCGGGGGCGCCAGCGGCTCCGGGCCCGATGCTCGGCAGCATGCCCGCGCCGATCGACCCCGCAAGGTCTGCGGTTCTGGACTGAAGTGCGCCGATGCCGGTGCCAATCTGGCTGGTAGCGGCGGTGAGCTGAAACTGCGCCTGCTGAGCGATGTCACCGAGCCCGGCAAGTTGAGTGCGCATCGCATCGGTCGCGGTTTGGACCGAATTTGCTGCGGCCTCCATTCCGGATCGGAGACCGTCGATCTGGGCACTGATGACGACGCTAGTTTCAATATCGGCCATGATAGCCTCTCGATGACGATCCGCTTAGGCCGCCGCTTGCGATGCTCCGATCCTTGCAGATCCGTTAGTCGGCAATTACTGCTCGACGGCTTAGTTCGGCGAAATCGAGGATCACGGGCGATAAGCCCGCGTGAACATCACCGGCACCGAACCCAGGCCCAAGCTGGGCGAGCATCGAGCCGACATCCGAACTCGGCCGCTGCGCGGCTCGCGCTGAAGCCGACGGCGGCCGATGCTTGTCTCGGCCTACACCAAGATAGGCTGCGATCAAAAGATGTAGCGGCGGATACTGCGCCCAGTACGACGTCAACTCCTCAACTTGGAAGAGCGTCATCTCGTCAATTACCGCGTAACTATATCCGCAGGCGGTGGCAAGCAGCCCATAGATTTCTAGCCAGCGGTCAGAGTCCCGCGCATTTTCTCGGAAAATGAGCCGAGGCTCGCTCTGTCTGCCCCCGAGGTCGACTCGGGGGCAGGCGCTTCCCCCATAGCCGCTCCATCCGGTTTCAGGCCCGAGCCGGTGAGGACGGCATTCAGGACAACACTGGCATTTCCGAGATCGAGCAAGTTCTCGACCTTCTCCGGCGTCATCTCGGGATAGTTACGCTGCAGCGCCGCAGCGACTATCTCGATCAGCACGGCGATCTGTGCCTCTCCCATTGACGCACCGATTTCGGTCAGCTGTCGCACCTTTGGCATCAGCCGGCGGAGCTGACCGAGCGTGAGTGGCGGCACGATCCAGTCCTCGCCGCCCATTGCCACCACTAACCCGGGGATCATCATTCCACTGTACTCAGGTAACCGATTGTTCCCGAAGCGTCAGCAAAAGCGATGAAGTCGAGCTCGTTGATCGTCCAGGCATCGAGTTTTGTCGGTAGAGACAACTTGTTCGCCGTGCAGGCGTTGAGACGAAGAGCGGTACCGCTACCGCTGTAGGCTGAATAGAAAGTAGCCTTGAAGGTAGGAGTAATGCCCATCGGCTGGTTCGTCAGCGTCAGTCTGTTGCCGCTTGTCGCGATATTGTATGTGTACGAGATCAAGACAGCGGCACTGGCGTCGGCAGAGGAGAACGTATACACGCCGCTGCCGAAATTGACCGAGTACTGGCCGGCGGCCGAGGGTGTAGTCACTCGATTGAAACGCTTGCCGCTGACGGCATAGCTAACGCCGAGATCGTCATTGTAGCTCGCGGCATTCGCGGGCGTCACAGTGTAAGGTGTCGTAGCCGGAACCGCCGCGGCCTCTAGCTGCGAGACCGCGAACTGCCCGGTAGCCGGCGTCACTCCAAAGAAAATGTCGGAATACAACAGACCCAGGATCTGGGCGAATTTGGCTTTGCCGGTTATTTTACCCTGCCCGCGCGCTATTGCCACGGGGAACTGCAGCTGGCCGTAAAGCTGTTTGTCACTCCAATCGAAATCGATCTGAATGTCCTGCAGCACACCGAATTGCCGCGGCCCGATGCCCGAACCGGTCACATCGGTGCGTTCGCCCCACACCGCGCCGGAGCCGAAGCTCAATTGCATCTCACATACTCCCCTTCAACAGCCGCTTTAGCTTTTCCTTAGCAGCATGGGCGATATTCCAAGCCTGCGTATCGCGGGCGACTGCCGACCCCGGAAAATGATCGGCCCACCAGCGTTCAATCAGATGCTCGATCGAAGCGGGCTTGGCGGTTTGGTTGGTGCTGTGATTTTCCTCGGCCATCGGCCACTCCTTTGAGTGAAGGCGCATTGAGGCGTCCGGGGAGCACGCAGAAGGTGCGCTAGACCCTCGTCAGCTCAGATTACCTTCGGATCGTCAAATGCACAGGATTTCGACGGGTACGATCGCAATGGCCTGATCGCCCAGGACTCCCTCGTCCGTCTGAACCTTGCCTGAGATATAGGCGTGCTGAACCATTTGAGGCAGCCCCAGATTCTGGATCCCGCTTGTCGGCGACGGTGCGAGTGCGGCCTCGAAAGCATCAAGCAGCGGATTCAAGATCGATGAGGGCGCTAGATAGGGATGGCTAGAATGCGCGTATATGTAGAATTCAGCGTAGAGCGTCCACACGATCGGCGCGCCGAGTTTCTTTATCGCAGCTTGGCCGCCTTTCTCGCTCATGAACAAGGCCGGCTGCTCGGCCGGAGCGACGTCGGTCCAATGCCGCAGACGCCGATTCGCGCTGGCGAAACGTGCTGCGTTTGCGCCGAGCTCCCACAGTGCGGTATAGATCTTTTCGCGAACTATCATCGGTCGGTTTAGCTCTACAAACGAGCGAACGTCATCACGTCAGTGCCTCGCGCAATGCCGTCTCCACCTCATCGCGGATGGCGGGATCCATATCTTCCAGGGCGGAGCGCAGAAACGAGCGCTCCGGAAGCTCCATTCTCCGGCGGTAAGCTCTCACATTGATAGTCTTCTCGGCTATCGGGCGTCCGAAAGCTTCCGTTATACGGCGCAGATACGCTCTGACGTTGACCGTCCCGGCGAGACCATATTCGTGAACGTGAGCATATTCGTTGTCGCTGAAGACCGTTGCCGAGATCGCCTCGCTACCCTCGTCGATTTGCAAATCGATACTCGACCTAAGCGAACCGGAGCGGGCGGCGAGTATTTGACCGGAGAGCTCATCCTCCCGGATCCTGCGTTGAAGCTCGATTCCCAGTCGGGTGATCGTACGCGCGATCCCCGACGCAATCGCATCCGGAGCGTTGCGCAGCCACGCCAGCACCACGTCATCGCCGACGAGACGAGCGGTAATCATAGGACACCGGATACTATGGCCCCGTCATCGTCGGGATCGGTTGGACCGTGGTGATCGGCGACACCAGACGATACCGTTGCAGTAGTGTTTTGATCGCATCGCTCATGTCTTTTTGCGCGTAAGCAACGGTCTCTGCGCCGCCTAAAGATCGCGACACTTCACCAATCCGAGTACGCTCGCGGTAACGAAGCGCGACGAGCTCGATGCACGCCTGCGCAACCTCGGGCGGCGTAGTCGAATATCCAGCCGTGTACGCGATCGCGATGTTTTGGGCTCCGCGGCTGAACCTGTAACCGCGAACCGAAAGCTGTGTAGGGCTGAAACTGTAGCCCGCAGCCGTACTCGACGGCGCGGCAGGAACGGGCTGATCATCGATCGTCACCGTCGATACGGCGCTGACCGGAAAGCACGCGAATTGCAAGCCGCAGCCTCCCGTCCCGTCGCGCGTCTCTTGGTAATTCGCCAGTGCGATTGGACGATTGAGCCAGGTCTGAATGTATTGACTTGCCGCCGTAATAAGACGGGTGAGCAGCGCGTCGTCCGTTGCCGGAAAGGCGGCCTGCCCGGTTTGCAGCCACGCTTTGACGTCGGCGAGGGTCGTCAAATCTCCGAAAGCCACCGGCTCAGCCCTTTATGGAACAATTGCTTGGCAACCGTCTCATTCCGCTCGGCACGGCTGACACTCCTCCAAAACCGGCACAAAGCCATGTGCCAACAGCTCGGAAGTGGCCTCCGCCGGCACCGATACGTCGCCGTTTGCGTCGCGAAGATATTGACGGCCGCGATAGGAACACCCGGCCGCATTGTCGTGATGCACTCTGAGCGCGCCCGCCGAAACTGCGTCAGGGCCGAACTTCGCCAAGACGAACCCACCGATCGCAGTCAGAGGGCCGACAGCCTCGACCGGAACCCAGACCAAGCCGCCGTTGTCGACCACATATCGTGCAGTACCGTGATTGGCCTCATCCTGGCCGAAGACGGCGCGCAGTGGTATCAAGTCGCACGCGGCAGAGGCCCCCGGGCTGAACCCGGGGGCGACGGTTGCGAGCGGCCCCTGCGGAGGTGCTGAGACTTGGGCCGTTGCCATCAACCGTTACCGATGTTGGCGATAACGCCCATAGCGAAAGGCGCGTAGACCGCCAGCACCTCCTCGGCATAGACGCCGACTTGGCGCTGCCGAGTCACGATCGGCCAATCGATCTGGTAGTAATCTTGCCGCGTCTTGACCTCAGCAACGTTCGGCACTTCGTTCGACTGGTACTGGATCGGCAGGTTCTCGGCCCAGCCAATGATTGTGCCCGGCGGAACCCGTGGGTGGATCCTGATCGGGATTCGCAGTCCGCCATTGATCGCGAACGGGTTGTAGTAATAGCTAACGACACCCGATGCCGTGATCTGGTACTCTTCGCCCATCTCACCATTGACCTCGTACCGCACCAGAGGCCCCGATGCATTGGACAGCACCTTGTTGGTGATGTTCCGGAGTTCCTGTGCGTTGACGTAGAGCACGGTCGGCGACAGTTCGAAATTTTGCCACATGGCCTGGAACATCGTGTCGATCTCCAGGACTGAGCCGCGGCCTGACGCGGTCAGCGGCGTCCCTGTTCCTGCCGTGCCCGTTGGCATGATGCTGACATAAGCGTTGGAGCCAGGCTTGAGCGCGGTCGTCAACAGGCCGTCGAACGCGTAGCTCTGATTGGCGGAGTTGTCGGCGGTAATCGCGGTTTGTGACTGGTTACCAGTGCTCAGCGGTGCATTAATTGCGACGCTATTTACCGTCGTGATCGTCTGCAACGTCTCTGTACCGCTCGAAGTCGAGACGTACCAGGCGTAGGCAACGGCTCCAGTAACCGGCGTGACGGTGCAATAAAGCGCCTGGCCCACAGTCACGGCTTGGCTCGCCTCAGCGCTGATGTTCGACGACCCGCCGGAGATCACAAAAGTCTTGCCGTCGGCGCCAGTGATGGTTTTGGTGGTGGCGACTCCGCCGAGAACGCTCGAATTCTGATAGCCTTCGAGCGTCAGCGCTGCGACCTTGACGTAGTAGGTCGCGGCAGGGAGCGTCGCTCCCGAGCCCGATGCCGAGAGTGTCGGCGTCGATGGCGTACCGAGTGCCAACGACGCGTTGCCGGCCAGGATCGCCATTTCTTCCTTGAGCATCATCTTTTGCAGAAGGCGAAAGGCCATCATCGCCTGGATGTCCTCGAAGGTGCGGCCGGCGGAAATGGCTTCGAACGTCGCGGCGTCTTCCTCGCCGAGCGTCACAAAACTGGACGACTTGGTCGAGGTCGAATACGACATCGTCCCCGAGCGCTGGCCTTCCGGCACCCACCCCATCGAGTCGAAACCGGAGCCCATGATCGCATTGATCTGGCGCCAGTTTGTCGCGGAGCCGACACCGCCGCCGACGCGCGGAATAACGTTTCTGAGCGGGGTGACGAACGGATAAAGGTTTTTCGCCGGCGCCTGAAGATCGTAGGCCAATAGGCCGGTCGCGATCGAGATTGACTTGGCGATCCGATCGTCCGGCTGGGCCAGAGCGCCCTTCATAAGCTCCAGCGATTCTTGCGTGATTGGGTTCATTACACCTTCCTCCCGAAAGGGGGGGCAACAAAAAAGCCCGATGGAAGCACCGGGCTCGGCGATGGCCTCTCGGCCGGAACTCTTGATTGGCTTGCCCGCCTGCTACAGGCGGGTACGCGACATGTGTACGAGCAATGCCCTTGCTACCTCAAGCAATTCATCCTTCGTCTGCGGTGGTGCCGCGTATCCGAATTGGCTTCGCATAACTGGCCTTTATCAGCGTCAGCGTCTGTTCCTCCTTGCTCATTTTAGAGAAGGCAGCGGCGACAGCTTCCGATGAAAGTTCCGAACCGCCGCTATCGAGGGTACTGGCGCCGTCCTGCCGTTTCGAAACCGAGGCCGCATTCTTGGCCATTGTCAGTGGGGGAAGCGGCGTTCGGGCAATCTCGTCGACTCGCCTCGACAGCTGCTCGATCATTGGGACGATCTCCCCGAGGACCTTGAGCAGCGCCGGCTCGTCCGCGGGCTCATCCGCTACCAGCTTGGCAACATCCTCTATGCGCGCATTCTTTGCGGACACGAGTTCGGCTTCCGACGAGCCGTCCTCGTTCGCTGCATCTGATCTGGAGACGGGTCCCGCACCGCACTTGGCTCCGACGACGACGAGATGGTGATGCGCCGTTTCGAGATGCTCCAGGGTCTGCCTGGAGTGCCGCGCCCCGATTTTCGCCGTCTTCCCGCAAAGCGTCCCATCG